GAAAGTTTTTCTGGCTTATCTCCCTGATAAACAGGTTTTTGTGTTGTTTTTGAAACAAGAGCATTGCCAACAACAACAAATTCTTCTTTTTCTGGCTTGGGAGGTGATTCATATATTACTTGACCAGTATTAGGATTAATTACACGACCATCAACAACAACTGGTTTTAACTGTGCTTCTCTTGCTCTTTGTGTTGCAAGATTTATCTCACTTTGCGCTTTACGACCTTCTTGAGCAATAGCAATAGCAAACTGTTGGTCACCAATTTGAGCCGCAGCTTGAGCAACCCTCATGTATGACTCAGGGTCATTAGGGTCTAACTGATTAGACAGTGCTTGACGCTGTGAAATCATCTTCAACTGTGGGTCTTCACCACCCAAAGCGCCACCAATGCCACCACCCAACTGGTAGCCAGCCTGACGCATACCGATAGCGGCTTGTTGGAAGGGGTCTAATTGAACTTCATTAGCCGCACGTTGGCGAAACTGAGCCAACTGGTTTGCTTGATATTGTTCAGGAGATTGAAACAATCCTAAGATTTCTGATGTCGCCATGTCTTACCCCTTATGTTCCAAAGATTCTTATGATGTCTTCTGCTGTGTATGTTTTTTGTTGTGGCTGAACACCAAACGCATTATTCAAGGCGCTACCCACCATTGGATTCTGAGCAAAACCAGACAACAAGTTACCAGATGCAGAGTAGGCATTTGCTGGAGCCATAGTAGCTGCGGCATTGGTAATACCTTCACTTAAGAATCTACCTCCAGCCGCTGTACCAGCAGTAGTTCTACCGCCAATATTCACTCCCATTTCTAGTGGTTGCTGTGCAAGACTCTCAAGACCAATACTTGTATCCATAGCTGTAGCAAATGGTTGATAGGCCGCTGTTTGACCAGTGTAGTAACGACCTTGCAAGTTAGCACCAGTATCAAACAAACCAGCACCAAACTGAAGACGCTGTTGAGCCGCTTGGTCTGCTTCAGCCGCCAATACCAAATCTTGTTGAGCCAAAGCGTTGTAGTAAGCCGCAAGTTCAGGACTTGTAGCCATCAGGTTACCGCCTTGAGCAGTAGCCGCACCACCACGACCTTGTTGGAACAGTCTGTTTTGCAACTCAGCCAATTGATTCTGTCTGCTAGGACTAATCAATGCTTGTTGTTTAGATATGTAGTCAGCCGCAGCTTGGTCAGGAGACTTAGCCAAATACTGATTACCCAAACTAAACAGGCTCTGTGCCGCACCAGTCAAAGGCTGATAAGCGGCTCTTGCACCCTCAATGTCAGTCATGCCTTGACCAGCCAATGTAGACAAACGGTCTTGGTAACCCCGAATCTCAGGACTTGCCGCATAACCAGCACCAATGACATTGCCTTCAGCATCAGTCGTAAAGGCTGATTGACCAAAACGAGTAGTTACGCCAACAGGACGAAACTTAGCGGCATCAGCGGCAATACGAGCAGCTTCAATCTGAGCATCAGCGGCAGTTTGTGAGGCTTGTCTTTGCTGTTCAGCAGTCTTACTAGCACCATAACCACTAAGCAATGCTTGAACACCAGCAGAACCAAGACTTGAAACAGTGTTTGGTGACAATCCAGTAAAGCTAGCTACTTTATCAACCACACCACCTAACAAGCCTTGTGATGCAACTTGATTGCCTAATTCTGCGGCTTGTGATGCGCTAAATGCAACTGGAGCAGTGCCACCAGCAGAAGTACCAGCAGGGATAATTCCTGCATCAGCACCACCACTAAATAACCCACTGTCAAACGCAGTTGGAGATACGGCTTGAGTAACTCCAGCCGCTACCCCTCCAAGAGCCGCATTCTTTAAGATGTCTTGCGTTGAATCTCCCGCAACAGCACTAGCCGCACCACTAAGAGCAGCCGCACCAACTACAGCAGTAGCCGCACCTGTAGCACCAAGAGCAGAGCCAATCATAGGAATCAGCGGAGGGTAAACAATGGCGGCAACAGCCGCAACAGGCTTTGCAACCTTCTTAACAAACTTTTTAAATTTTTTCCAATTTGCCATGTCAAGCTCCCAATTCGCCAGAGTCAATCATTTGTCTGCCATCTCGCCAAGAGTGGCAAAAACACCAATAAGTTCATAGTCAATCTCTGTTTCCAAATCTTCTTCTTCAGCCAAATCGCTATCAATAATGGCTTGCAATAGTTGTGGATACAAAGACTTGTCTTGCAAAACACGTTCAGCCAACTTGCCAATGCTAATCAAGGTTTCAGGGCTAACACCCTCCTCTTGCATGGCATCTCTGACCATTTGTTTTGTTTCTGCGACTTGTTGTGCTGTTGCCATTCTTTTTCTCCTTAAATAGTGCCGTTAGCAACCACGTTGCCCAACACAGTCAAATTACCACTAGCATCAATCTTTGCAACAGCAGTAGATGAGTTGTAGATGTACAAGACGTTAGATGTCTCTACAAACGAAAAGTTCGTAAAAGTACCATCAGCCTTGGTTGCAATCGCAGTCTGAATGTTGCTAAATTCAGTGTCGATCTCTGAACCTTTAACAACCTTACCCGCATTGCCAGAAGCCAAGGCATCTTTAGCGGCGAAATTCGTGGTTTTTGTGTAATTACTCACAGTATCTCCTTAAACCGTTTTGCCATCTTTGGCTTGAATCTCAATCTTTTGAATGCTGATTGGCGAACCATTTATCTGCACTTCATATCCAGTCTGCACAACATTACCAAACCCTGATGCTGGTGCAGTCAACGTACTCAACTGAATGCCAGCAGAATAGTAAGCAACAGGAACACCATTAGCACCATACTCTGCCGTTCCATACTCAGCAACAGTAGTAACAGGAATGTCCAATGTTGCAGAATAGTACTGACCAGAGAAGTCGTAGCCCCACTTGATAATGAAGCCTTGATTAGAGCCACCAATGACAACCACCGAAATCCTCTTGAGAACAGATGTAACCTCTGTCTCGTTAAGGTTTGCGTAGTTGGTGAAGTACTGCATACGGTATGTCGTAGCATGGTCTAGATAAGTACCATACTTGCCAACATAACCATTCTTGCCAATCAGCAAGTCACCATTACGGCGTGAGTACAGAGAAGTAGGCTCAATAGAGTCCCAAGTCGTTACCCTTGCAGAGCCATCTTGTAACTGTGCCTTTGTGTCAAATACATAAGTTACTTTAGTAACAGGCAAGTTCAACAGGTAGAAACCGTTAGATTCTGAGTAACACCCTTGATGTTAGCCATGACTTCAGATCCAACATTGGTCATCAAGTCATTACGCACATTCTTAGACAAGTCTCGCAAAGGTGCAGACTTCTCTTGAATAGTACGCAACAAACTACGCACACCACTGTTTGACAAGAAGATGATGTCAGTGCCAGTAGTAACAATAGAGTCTCTAGACAAGCATCCAATATCGCTAATAGTGTCAGCCAATGACATGGTGGATGGTGTTGTTGCACCTTCATAAACCAAGATTTGACGCTTACCAAAAACAAAGAAGTAATTGTTATGAGCAGCCAAACCCATAATCTGATCTGCACCATTAGGCCAAACTCTAGACACATCTAAAGTGCCTGAAGTTCCACCAGTCCATACATGACCAGCCAACAAGTCAGAGAATGTGATTGTTACGTTGTCAGTAGATGTCTCAGCAACCCACAAACGACCAAAGGCAGAAACAACAATGTTGCCAGATGGAACAGTACCAGCATAGCCAGACTTCTCTGAAACTCTGCGGTATGTAGATGTACTTACAGCAGGGTCATAAATCAGTGGAGTATGACCAAGCTGAAAGAAGTAAGTGATGCCATTCAAAGATGCACACTGCCAGTTACTAGCTGTAATGGTAGGAGCAGTACCCCCTCCCCCATAGGTCAACTCAACAACAGCATTGCTTCCATCCAACTTGAACAGCTTATTGTTGCCAGCAAAGAGAGTGGTCAAAGTACCATCAACTTGGACTAACTCATGGATAACACCAACATTGTTAGCACCAAGATTGCCTGAAGACGAGTTAACCCTTGACCAACCCTTGCGTGAGCCAACACGACCATATTGGTCAATAACGCAATTAGTGGCAATAGACGCAAAACCAGACGCTAAATCAAGCGGCGAGTCTTGTGTATTCAGCCCGAAAAAGCCTGGGGCTGAAATGCCATAGATCATGAGTGGCTTGCTCATATAGCCACAAACTCCTGATTTTCGGGATAACGAGTGCCTTCCAAAGCAATGTAGTCAGACAACATCGACTTGTACAGCAAGAAGGCTTCTGAGGAAGTCAAACCACCATCTTCACCACGCTCAACCAAAGCACGAGAATAGGCATTTTGGACAACCAAAACATCAGGAACAAGCACAACAGTCTGATCTAACGACAAGGTGGCTTGTGGCACTGTCAAGCTAAATGGGATGGTATACACGCCATCAGGACGAGGATACAGGTTTACTTTGGTGTCATAGTTACCATCAACACCATCAAAGGCGTAATAGGCGGGGATGCCACTTACAGGGGTAGAAAAGTTCTGATTACGATTCATACTAGCAAAATCAATATTCTTCATGCGAAGATTGCTAGTTGTGTTCAGTACATCAAGAACTTGGAATTTTTGACCAGAACCAGTCAAGGAATACAAGTATGTGCCATTAGATGTGGTTAGTGTGATTGTTGTGCCCAAGATATTCCACGAGAAAGCATCTTCAATCTGACGCTTTGCATCATTGACAAACTTGCCAATCAAAGTGGAATAAGGTGTTGCAGTAACGGTTGCTACAGTTGGTTCACGCAACCGAATTAAGACATCGTTTACAAGTTCTAGGTATGTCATCTGCTTTTAGCCTTTGCTTTGTTCCTTGCGGATATAGCTTGAGCTTTTGCCTTTGCGTCAGCTTTGGAGTT